GTCCTTATCAGTTCTGGATTGATGAGTTCCAGCGTATGCGTGAGGAAGACCCACTAAACGCTACAGAGAACTTCTACAACAAGTACGGCGACGACTATTACTACTTCACCACAAGTCTATCTAAGAACTACACCGGTGTTGCCGCTACTGTAGAGGCTGATAAGAGAGCAAGACAACTCAAGGATTTGATTGCAAAGAACCCTGAGTATGGTTGGTTCTTGGTCGGAGATGCTAATGCTGGTGAGTTCTCACCTACAGTTTATCGTAGACAGCGCGAACTTGCTGTAGCACCAGGTTCTACTAGAAGATTCCGTGAGACTCAAGACCCATATGAGGCTATCCAGGAAACCAACGCAGAGCGTGGTTGGATTCTCTATAACAAAGTTATGGATCGTATTGAAGCAGAGCGAATCAATCGCGGTCTAAAGAGCCTAGAGTCCAGAGGTGCAGAAGACCTCAAGCAGTTACGACAAAAGTTCATTGCTGACCTATCTGCGGATAACCCAGACTGGGCAGCGGTTCGCGGTCAGATTGATACCCGCAAAGTTATGAACTTCCTCAAGTTTGCCAAGAATGCTACAACCGACCCACGTCTATCACAGCGAGCAGATATCAAGACCGTTGCTGATTATCTAAAGGGTCGTGAATATGTTATGGCTATGTTGGCAGGACGTAAGAGTAAGAACATAGACAACGAAGAGAACGCAGACATAAAGGAATTATGGAGCGCTTTCGTTGGAGAACTAATAGACCAAGATGTTACATTCAATAGGGTTTACACAAGAATCCTTGAGAATGACTCTCTGTTGGAAGGACTATAATGCCTATAGATGTAGAGAGCTGGTGGAACCAGAATTCTAGTACCACTGGATCTTCAGACGGTCCTGCCGGTAGCCTTATTAACAGGGTTTATCTAGGTGAGTCAGGTCCAAGACAGGTGCGTATGAAGCGTGGCGGTCAAGCCGTTACCATTCCTGCTGGCGATAAGACTCTTGGTGTTAGCGAAGCAAAGCGTAAGTATCTAACTGACGAGGCTCTACGAAGCCAGTGGAATGTAACGCTCCGTAAACTTGGTCTTGATGCTGACCCAATCCAAGCCCGTGCTATCTGGGACTTAGCTGTAGATGGAGCATCGGACTGGTATGCCACTTCAAATGGTGAGCAGAAGATTACCCCAGAGCAATACATCACTTGGTATTCAACAGGTAAAAAGAAGGCTCCAAAGGCTGACCTTACCCGTCAGATTTACACCGTAACTCCAGAACAAATTGATGCAGACATCAACGATGTCGCTCAGAAGGTTCTTGGTCGCACTATTACCGATGCTGATAAAGAAGCAGACTGGTATGACGATTTAGTTAAGGGTATTACCAAGATGGCTGGACGTGGAACTACCACTGAAGTCAAGATGGTTCGGAACAAGAAGACCGGCAAACTTGAAAGACAAGTTATCCAGTCTCCTGAAGTAACCAAGAAAGCCATTACTGAGAAAATTACCAGCGCAGTTGAAACAGCAGATCCTATATCTCTACAGCGCAAGAAGGACCTTGACTTTGAAAACTGGTTCTTGCAAAATACGAGAGGTCGTGGCTAATGGCTGAAATAGATGAATTAGCACAGGCTAGAGCCAAGGTTGCCGCTGAGAAAGTAGCAGCCGGTATGCCAAAGGTGGACCCTAAGACTGGTCAGTTGCCCGATTTGTTCAAGGGTAAGTTTGGCTTTGTTGAGATTCTTGCAAACGACCCAATTTATGGTGAAGAAGTACGTAAAATCAAGGCTGCACTAGAGGCAGGAGATGAGACCTTAGCTCTTACCCTGCTCCGTAAATCCAAGTGGATGCAACTTGATGAGGATGTTCAAGACCGCTACTTGATGTCTTTGCAGAATAGCAAATTATACAAAGAGCGTTACAAGTCTTGGCTCGTAGGTATCAAGCGTCAACTAGCATCTCGTGGCCTAAAGGCAGACGATGCCACTCTTGAAAAGTATTACAAAGATGGTATTGATGACCTAACTATCTTTGATGAACTAGCAGGTGGCATTAGTGCTAAAGGCGCAGCAGGCGAAGTTGCTGATGCTCTAGGAGCGCTACGAACTGTAGCTAGAAATAACGGCTTTAATCTTGATAGAGATTTTGCAGGACAGGTTGACGGCTGGCTAAAGAGAATCTCTGCCGGTGAATCCGTAGATGACTTTGCTCGTCTTATCCGCCAGCAAGCCAAGTTAGGCTTACCTGAGAAGATAGGCACCCTTCTTGATGAAGGTCTTGACCTCGCAAATATCTACGCTCCATATCGCAACACTATGGCTGCACTATTAGAACTAACGCCAGATTCAATCAGCCTAGATGATCCGCTGCTTCGTAGCGCCTATGGACCAGACAAGGAAATGTCTGTTTATGATTTCAAGCGTGCGGTACGTAAGGACCCACGTTGGCAGTATACCGATAATGCTCGTGAAGAAGTATCTAATGTGGCACTACAGGTGCTCCGTGACTTCGGATTCCAGGGGTAATAATGGCTGACGAACGAGATAGACTACGCAGACTACGCCAACTTGAAGCAGAACAGGCTGCTGCCGAAAAAGCAGCGGCTGAAGCCAAAGCAAAAGAAGATGCTTACTACTTGCGTAATCCAAAGACTGGTCTTAGCCAAGCCCAAGTAGATGCACAGAAGGCTTTACAAGAAGCAGCAGACATTAATGCTTCACTTGGAATTCCAAGCAAAGTGGTTACTAAACCTGGATCTGCGGGTTCTATTTCTACTCCACCAACTGAAGGATTAAAGACAGGCTACGAGTGGTACGCATTCAATCTGCCTGGCGGTGGATTTGAGTGGAGACAAAGACCAACTAAGGAAACACTTTCTGGTGCTTACAACACATTGTTTGGTAGTTCAGGCGGAGGCGGCGGTGATGGAGGTGGCGGTGGAAAGACTGTTACTGGAACTTATACCGATCCAACAACTGGTGATGTTTATTTAGTTTATTCTGATGGCAGTAGAGTACTGCAAGCCAAAGGAACTAAACAAGCAGATGCTGCACTTGCTGCACAGCAAGCAGCAGCTGCAGAAGCCGAATCAAAACGCAAGGCTGGACAATCTGCTTATGACCTACTTTTTTCTGAGTTTGACCGCTATGGTCTTGGTGCTTTAGTTGCCCCACTTCAAGGATTTATTGTAGAAGGGTTATCTCCAGCAGAATTTACTCTGCGTCTTCGTCAGACAGACGCCTATAAGAAGCGCTTTGCTGCTAATGCACAGCGTATCAACAAAGGTTTACGTGCTTTATCTGAGGCTGAATATATTCAATTAGAAGACCAGTATCAGAATGTAATGCGTAACTATGGTTTACCTGCATCCTATTATCAACGTGGTGAGATGGGGGTTCAACAAGGATTTGAGAAATTTATTGGCGGAGATGTATCTGCCGCAGAATTAGAAGATCGTATTCAGACTGCACAGAATCGCGTTATCAACGCAGCCCCAGAAGTAACAAAGGCTCTTCGTGAGTTTTATCCTGATATTAGCAATGGAGATATCCTTGCTTACGCTCTTGACCCAGACCAAGCTTTAACCAATATCAAACGTAAGGTAACTGCTGCTGAGATTGGCGCTGGTGCTATACAGGCTGGCCTTGCTACAGGTCTTGCTAGAGCAGAAGAACTCCAGCGTTATGGAGTTACTGGAGAACAAGCACGTCAGGGATACCAGACGATTGGTTCATTCCTACCAAGAGCCACAACTCTTGGAGATATCTACTCTAAACAAGGTATTGGTCCATTCACTCAGACTACGGCTGAAGCAGAAGTCTTTGGCACACCAGGTGCTGTAGAAGCAGCACAAAAGCGCAAAAAACTAACCGAACTTGAACAAGCGCAATTTTCTGGTCAAGTAGGTAGGACAGGAAGCGCATTAGCCCGCGAACGCGCAGGGCAATTCTAGACCTGCTAACGGAACGACTGGCCCCGTTAGAGCGACATTAACACCAGTAGTAGGAGCCATATAGAAAGCCCCCGAATCTATATGTGGCCTACGACAACTACTAATAAAGGGAGAAGGACTCTATGTCCAACTACGACTACGAAGACGATGACATTGATACACCATCCAACGATGGTGGAGATCTCGTCAAACAGTTGCGTAAAGCAACAAAGCAAAAAGACAAAGAACTCGCTGAACTAAAAGCGCAGTACGAGTCACTTGCAAAAGCAAACAGAGAACGAGCAATCAAAGATGCCCTCGCTAGTCGCGGGGTGAACAGCAAAATTGCTGCATTTATCCCACAGGATATAGACCCAACTGAGGAGTCTGTATCAAAATGGCTTGAGGACTATGCCGATGTATTTGGCTATGAAACTCAGGCAAACCAGGCAACACCTAATGTAGATCCAAAGCAGGCTGCTGCATATCAGCGGATGACTAATGCTGTAGAACAGGGAGTTACTCCTGAGTTCCAAGCACAGATTCATCAGAAGTTGATGAACGCAAATAGCCGCGAAGAATTGGATGAAATCATTAGAGCGTCTGGACTCTAACCGAACCTATCCGAAAGGCAAGATAAGTGGCAATTCCTACAGGTACGCTTACTTCGTCTTCGACAATCAGCAACCTCGTCCAGACGGCGTACGATCAATACGTCCGTATGGCGCTTCGCTCCATCCCAGTGATGCGTGCGTTGGCTGATGTCAAGCCAGTACAGCAAGCAATGCCAGGTTCGTCAGTTGTATTCTCCATCTACTCAGATCTCGCAACAGCGACTGGTACTTTGACAGAAACTTCTGATGTTTCCTCAATCGCACTTGGTAACCCATCACAGGTTACTGTTACACTCAATGAATACGGCTCAGCCGTAACAACCACCAAGAAGTTGAACCTCACTTCTTTCAACGACGTAGATTCAGCACTTGCTGACATCATCGCTTACAACGCTGCCGATTCTATCGACGTAGTTGTAGCAAACGTTCTCACTGGCGGAACAAACGTAATCTACGGTGGCACCGCAACAGGCGCTTCAGGCGTCACAGCATCCGGAACAATGTCCGTTGCTGATATCCGCGAAGCTGTTGTACAGCTCCGCACCAACAAGGCTGTTCCTCGCATTGGCG